TTATAGCTCGAAATACCCATTACCAAAAATAAGAGCAGCATTGAACTTCCTGCTTCGCTCCGCCTGCTCTTCTTCCGATAACTTATCACGCTCGGCATAAGGCGGTGCTTTAGCTGCATCTGCTCTGGTCGGATATTTAGAATCCTTCGAATTCGTCATACATAGTTACCTCGCTATCGGAATTCCGGCATCGGAACAATATCAATGAATTGCCACGCCACCCTACCAGCGATTACTCCGGCAGGCGGCGTGGTCTTCAAGCCCCATAAGGGTACACCGAAAGCCCCAAGTGTATCGCAAACCAGATTTCTCCGTTCTGCGTAGGGACTATGAGGGGCACTATTGCAAGATTGTGGAGGAAGGCTATTTAATCCTTCGTCGGTTTCCAGATACTCTCAGGGGCTTAGCCTAATCCGCAAAGGTCGCCTCTGGATGGTGTGCGGTACATCCGACAGTCCATGCACTGCCGATCAGCCTCGGCATTCTCCACAATGGAAAGGTAACTCCCAGCTTTGCGTGTGGATTTCAAGAGCGGCAGGCCTACCACTTGAAGTTACCTTACCATTGCAGATATGAAAAAGCCCTCCGGAGAGGGCTGTTATGCATGCTTCGACACAAGGCCAGTTTCCCGCCGGTGTGCGCCGTTTACTTACTTCCTCGCTCTGCATTCTAAAAAGCCCCGCATTTGGCGAGGCTTATAATTCAGGTTAAGCGACTTAAGAGTCATGTAGAGCAACTTACCTGATAAGTATTGCTAATTCGATAAAGTAAGTCAATAGCAAAATTCAGTTATTTTACGTATTTTATCGACACGTTTGCGATTGTTCATGGCAGTTCGCAGCGGTTCATACAGCAGCCACTGCGCAGCCTTGAGTTTTTCGTCAACTTCATTTCTGCATGTTCCGAGTGATGGCTTTCTAATCCTATTTCCGCCTCTCGTTTGCATTTTGCGTGGTTTTGCAACTCTGTGATAGTAAGATGCAATCGACAACTTGGATGAGCCGTGAGCATAGTAACTGAGCAGTATTCCGTAAGCCTGGGTGTCAGTGGCGATAACTGAATCTACGACCTGAGAAATCAACATTCCGTCATCGTCATTGCACATTGGTCTTGTCGGGTTTTTATCCGGCTCGACAGTCTGCATGAACTTATAAATCATGTTGATCATGCGAATATCAATCCGGCCTGAATATACCCACGCCCCCCACAACTCCAGCCAATGGTTAAGCCAGTCGTGCTGCTCTTTGGTGAGTTCCTTTTCTCCGATATAGCTCATTTTACCTCCGGAATAACAACACCCATGCCATCAATATCAGTTGAAAACATCACTTTTCTTCTGGCCGCCACACCAAGCCCGTAAAGAAGCCTTACCAACATCACGCCAGCGCTTGATTGCACCACAGCATGATGGTGCCCACTGGTGTTCATGAGATATCTGGCTTCTTCGATTGCTGCTGCTATGTCTGTGAACATTACGCCGCCTCCATCAGTTTCCGCCTGCGTTCATACCACCGGGCCCGCCTTGAAAATATCTGCTTAACCCGCCTGAGATATTCATTGCTGAATCTCCGTGGTGAGTTATCTGACTCGATAGCTTCAACCCTTTCGATGCCGATCCTCTGTATCAGCCTGATTCGGTACTCAACTGCGTTCCCGCTCAACTGCCGGTTACACCTGGTACACGATGAGTGGACATTAAAAACATTGAACCTGAGATGTTTTGCCGCACCCCTTGACCTGTAATGACTTGCGTCTGTAGCACTTCCCGTCAGATATCCGGAAGCATCAACCAAATCGCATCCACAGCTGATACAAGGCTTTCCACGGTCACGCGCCCTGATATATCTGTTAAATGCTGCCTGAGCTTCTTTTGCTAAATCGCTGTTGGATTTGAGTTTGTCTTTCCGTTCGCGTAATTCTTTGCGCTCAATGGAGTCCTGCCGCCTGCGTTCTTTTTCAGCCTTTCGCTGTACTTCACTGGCTGCAAACTTGATGGCACACGGGATGGAACAAACTTTTTTAGTGGATAGATAGGGAAGGAATTCTTTGTCGCAGACTTTACATTTCTTCGGCTTCGGCTGCTTTGCCTTTGCCATCACCATCTCCTTTTATCTTCTCGACTACTTCCAGATGCGGACATTCACTGGCGCACTGGTCGCAAACATAAACTTCATCGTCGGCCAGTTCTTTACTGCATATTTGGCATTCCACGGCGCACCTCCCGCAGCATTGCGTCAATTCTGGTTATGAGCGACCGGCCGAATTTCTGGTCAATGTACGCTTTTGCAACCACCTTTCCGCCGATTTTCGGAAGGTCTGATACCGGCTGCTTGATGGTCTTGACTGACTTTTGCTTTTCCACCCTTACCGGCGCAGGCTTCTGCTTTTTCTTCCGTCCGGCATAAACAGGGAGCAACTTTTTATTTTCCCTGTCGTAGTGAGACCGGAGTTTAGTAACAGCATCATCCGCAACCACATAAACAGCTGCTTTGTTATTACACTTGAGTCGCCGCTTCTCCCTGATAACCAGGCATCCTATTTTTTCCATAGTCGCCAGATACCGGCAGACAACACTAACCGGAAGGTCTTTATCTCGGCCGACATCATGACTGGTAAATGGCCTGTCATACTCCCGGCACAGGGTAATAATCCCTGCGTAAAGACTGAATTGTTCGCCTGTCATGCGTCCTGCTCCCTTTTGAGTTTCATGTACTCCGAATCCTCCGGCGTAGTCAGTATTAAACCGAACTGTGCAGCCCATGATTCGACTTGCTGAAGAAAGTAATGCATATCCCCTTTATCAAGTTTTGAAGTGCGCCTGAGCGTCTCACGCTGCATTTTCTCGCCGGTGATAACATCGGTGTACTCAGTGGTTTCAAATCCGAGGTATGTCGCCTTCAGGCTTTCTTTCACCCATGCTTCAGTGCAGAACGGCCGACCAGCACGAATCAGGTACTCGCTGATTTCTTTGTACCAGACATGGCTGAGTGCATTTTGTGAAAGGCTTCGTTTCGGGCGGTAGGGTTTTGCGGTGATACTTAACTTCGGGTGGGTGCTCAGTAGTGATTTCAGTTGCTCGTAAAACAGTTTTTTGTTGGATTCATGCAGGCAGAAGTTTTCCACATTACCCCCTACTCCTTCTCACATTGTGGTGCTCTGCGGTTCCAGGCGGCGATTGCTGCAGGCTTAAAACCAATCGCTATCACCTGGCCGGGGCAATCATCACAGTAAATTGCTGACTGCCTTACATGCTTTTCATTTTCCGTGTCGGCGAAAAACCAAAATGACTTAATGCTTTTTCCTCCGCAAAAAGGACACGGCTTAAGCTTCTGTGTTTTCTCTGTCATTTGAACCTCATTAACCAGCCGGTGATATTCCTGTCGATGATTTCGGTGTGCTGCACTTTTTGATATTTTCTGCAAATAAAGTACACAATCACACTGTAAGCCGGATAAATAAACGGCGTTGTCACGGTAACAAAAAGCATTGCCAGCAGTTTTATAGCCGTGACTGGCAACTCTCTGATTTCGGTATCAAGCCAGAAAAACCAATTGTAACTTTTCATGCAGAAGGCATATTGATGCGCTGTATATGCCATGCAGTCGATAAAATTAAAGTCATACCCAGCAGCAGCTGCAAGTGCCGGCCTGTCAACAAAATGTCTGAGAGTTACCGGGTATTGTTTGAAATACTTCATCACTCCTCCGGTGGTTGTGGCATCCAGTGGGTTACATTGCCGATTATGTGATTAAAAAAACCAGATCGATGAATAAATTCTGATTCAGTAAAAAAGCAATCGATCACCCACCCGTCTTTATCCCTGACCATCACATTCGTATATCGGTCTGGCATTTTTTCCGAGCACTTAATCCATTCCATCTTCATCTCCTTTTGGCGGTGTCTGGTACGGCAGTCTGCTGCGAACTCCGGCCATGTAGGCGCGGTACAATCTTCTAATTTCATCGTGTGCATAAGTCCAATGACCGTCCTGCTTCTCTATCCTGAAGAACAGAATAAATTCGACCGGGCGTATCAACTCACCAGCACACCACTTTTCAAAATCCGTTGGTTTCATAATCAGGATTCCCCTTGGTTATCGGTGGCTCCACCATGCTTGGCGGCGTAGTCATCACAAAGTTTTTGCAAGTATTCATCACTGCGGCGGTATTCAATGAAATCCCTCTGAATCTTTATCAGGTTCGTTAACGTTTTCCCGCGTGGGTATAGCCTTTTTTCATGCTCACGATGGAGTCGGTGGAATAACGCCCTGTCTTTTCCATCAATCGGAGCCTGTCTGTCGGCCAACATGAATGCCTGAAAGTTATATCTTTCGAGCAACTGTAATATCGTTGTTGCTGCCATAATCAAAAGTCCTCCCTGTTAATTCCCGTAACTTACTTTCAGACTGCCGGATATCAATACGACCACAATCAGCAGCCATCCCCACCCGTCTCTCCCGTGATAAATCAGGAAAGCCACAGATAAAAACCCGGTAATCGGTACCAGGCAAAAAAATAAGGTCCCCAGAATGTCTCTCAGGTATTCCATAATCAAAAGTCCTTCTGTCTTGGGTTATGCCGCGCCGGTGGTTCGGCACGCTGATAAATCCCCGGACACTTCCCCCGCAGGAAGCATCTACCGGATATTAATGTTTGATTTTTTACTTGCTACCTGTATGAAATAACGCAATAAATCGACTGTCATCCATTGCTTTTCTGTGAGGTGGTATACCCATGAAATCAGTTTCTCTGCTGTATTGCAGACCTCAATATTGATTTCATAATTATTAATTTCGTCGTCACTTAGACGAAAAACGAAGTAGTTACCTTCAACTGTTAAAATCTTGCTCAATTCTTCGTATTTGGCTTTAACTTCACCGGTATCCATTTGTTTTAAACTCATACATCTGCTCCTTTAAATCTGCGTTGTGCTGGCTGGCTGCTCTGCTGACAGATATTTGCGGCCATAGCCTGGTCCGTATCGAGAAAGTGCCCGTCTTTGAATAGCTGATACACGGTCCCTAATTTCCCGAATCGGTTCTTTGTTACGATAATTTCAGCATAGTTCGCTGCGGGGGAGTTCTCATTATACACGCCGTCCCGGTACAGCATGATGATGGCATCCGCATCCTGCTCAACGCTTCCTGAATCGCGAAGGTCAGCATTCGTCGGGCGCTTGTTTGGGCGTTTTTCCACATCACGGGATAACTGGCTGAGAGAGATAACCGGGGTCCGCAGGTCCTTAGCCATTGCTTTCAGGCTTGCTGAAATGTGACCAATAGCCAGGTCATTACGCTCTGCCTTTGGTTTTTCAATCAGGCCGAGGTAGTCGACAAGGATAAGAGATAAATTCGGATTGGCCCGCTTGTGCCGACCTGATATCGCACGGATTTGTTCGACCGTTAATTTACTGGCATCGACAACCCAAACATCGAGATCCACTATGCGGCCCATGCCGACGGTAACCTTTGTCCAGTCTTCCTGGTCCATCTTCGCCGGATTACGCAGGGATGAAACCGGCATGCTTGCGGCCCCTGCAATCTGACGCTCGATAATCTGCTGAGAGTCCATTTCCATTGAGAAAATCAAAACGCCTTTCTTCTGGCTGGTCCCGCGAATGGTCTGTGAAGCAACGCCTTTGGTTATTCTCAGCGCCAGCTCTGTCTTACCCATGCCGGGCCGGGCCGCAACAATAACCAGGTCAACAGGGTTTATCCCGCCAGTAATATCATCAAGGTCCGGGATGCCGGTTTTCAGCGTGTCAGATTCATAGCCATTCTGGACCCGCTTTTCAAGCATCTGCGCGTAGTCTTCGGCTATTTCCTTCAGGTGAACGGGCCGGATCTCATCCTGCGGGGCCCGGATTTCAGATGCCTTTGCCAGAAACTGGTCCATTGCTTCAGTCGCTGCGTCGACGGTCCCGTGTTCGATTTGTCCGCGCACAGAGTCCATCAGCTCAATCATCTTCCGGCGGCAGTGAAGGTCCACAACCATCTTCGCGTAGCCTTTCAGGTTGGCGGCGCTCGGACAGTTTTTCGCGGCCTCCATCACGTTGCTGAACTGATCACCCATTTCCTCGGCAACCATCAGAACGTCAATCAGGCCACGGGCCTTCGCCTGCTTCCTGATAACCTCATAGGTCCTGCGGCAAAATCCGGACCCGAAGAATTCAGGCTCCATCGTGGCGAGAACATCACTGGCATCCTGTGTTAACCCGCTAATCAGCAGGCCACCGATAACACTCGATTCAACTTCAAAATTAATCACGACTACCTCCCTGTGAGACTTGGTTTTCCTTCGCGGACCGCTGTGAGCGTGTCTTCCTTCAGCAGATATTCGATGTCGGCCGTCCATCCGCGATCGCCTTCCCCGAAGTAAAATGGCTTGGCCATCCTGACGAAAGCCCTGACATAGGCCCGCCATCCGTCGACGTTTGGAGTTGCCAGTTTCGGTATTATTTTCTTCAGGTCACGCTTTCGCTTCTCAGTGACATCGATGGCGTGAGGCAGGCGATCACCAACTTCCTCGTTGTAGGCAATGAGATATTCGTCGTAATTGATTTTCACTGCCCGGCGCTTTTTAGGTTTAACCAACCCTTCCGCTTCACCCCCAACGGGGGTATGGGGGTTAGTTTCTTTCTTTTCTTTTGTAATAGTTTCTTTTGTGTGACTCTGTTTTGGTGACAACGCTGTCACCGTTTTGGTGACACTTTTTGTCACTGTTTTGGTGACATTGTCACCAGAGTAGTGACACCCCGTTATTTCCCACTCACTCACGTTCTTGTTTGGTCCGATTCTCGGTCCATCCATAACGACTACACGCATTGCTATCAGCTCGTTTTTCGCCTTGTTAACTTTCTGACGTGGCAGGTTGGTCAGTTCGCTTAACTGGCTGTCAGCAATGCGGTCCGACTTCTTGCCAAAGCCGTAAGTTTTCCGGCAAATGGCGTGTGCTACCTTGGCCTGATTTTTTGTTAAGTCGGCGCCTATCAGGGCCTCATACAGAGCATTTGCAAGTCTGGTGTACCCATCATCAAGATCTGCCACCGTTGGCCTCTCTTGCCGTCGTGCGGCTCCAAAGTGAGCGTATGCAACGTTACTGTTCATGCCGTTTACCTCCGGTCAGTTCTTCCCTATGGGCTTTCCGCAATAAAGCATCGTTAAAAGCCGCCCTGAGTGCTTTCGCGCCTTTCTCAGTGACACTCCGTGTCTCGTTGTATTCGGCGATGTTTTTATGCACAGCGTGATAGTTAAAACTATGATTCCGTTTACGTTTCATATATAATTAGTCCTCATCAAGTACTAAATTGATTTGACTCTTAGCCTCGGTTACCGCCGGGGCTTTTCTTTTTGGTGTTCTGATATGTCCGAGCATCTGAATCAGCGCCCGGGCCTCATCACCCTGCAACACAACCATGTCTTCCCCACCCTCATATTCGATAGCCGCCAGTAAACGAGCGCAGCGCTGTATGAAGCTGAGATTTTCTTTGTGTTGTGGTGACTGCCACCGGGAAATTTGAGATTCGTGTATGCCCGTTCTGTGCGCGATTTCACGTGCTCCGGTTGAATGAATCCCTTTGAGAATTTTTGTTTCGATTTCACGAAACTTGCGTTCGTTTGATAATTCCATAATTCATAATGTCCTTATTGAGATACAGTTATTCGCTCACTTCCTGTGAGGTGTTTGCTGTGTTGAAAAGTGTTCCAGCACATATCCGGAACGGGCTAAATTGTGTAAAGAGCGGTGGTGCTACATGTATCGCTGCGGATACAAAATTTGCATTTCAGTAATTTTTTTTTCGTAAAACTTCGCCAATTTTTCTGCAATTTCTAACGATGCCGCCTGAGTTCCTCGCTCAAGGCGGCTGAGGTTACCGACATCGCAATTTATTGCTGCCGCCACCTCAGCAATTGTTAATTGCTTTTCAAGGCGAATTTTCCGTAATGGTGTTGTTTGCATATCTCACTCCTTATAGATGCGCTACACGCATATTATCACATCGCAAAATATGCGCAATACGCTTTGTGTGATACGCATAAATAAAGTTGAATTAAGCTATGAAAATAGGACAAAGAATTAGAGAGCTGCGAAAACTGCGGGGGATGACCATCCTTCAGCTAGCTACGGCTATAGATAGTGACGTTGGAAACATATCTCGCCTAGAGAGAGGTATTCAGGGGTACACGGAAAACACCCTGATAAAAATAGCATCAGCGCTAGGCGTAACAGTCGCTGAGTTATTCTCAGCCGATACCCTGCCACCAAAGAATGATGATGAAATTGAGTTCGTTGGGTTTGTGCCGGATGGCATGGTTAAAGTTATCGGTGAGGCTTTCTTGGGGGTAGATGGCGCAGTGGACATGATCGAGGCTCATGAGGGCTGGGTACAGATTTACAGCGACGACAAGGATGCTTATGCGCTTAAAGTAAAAGGAGACAGTATGTGGCCTAGAATCCAATCAGGTGAGTACGTGGTCATTGAGCCTAACACAACTGTCAGATCTGGTGATGAAGTGTTTGTTCGAACCCACGAAGGCCACAACATGATCAAGGTTCTGAACAAGACCCGTGACGGTGATTATCAGTTTACCAGCATCAACAACGCGCACCAGCCGATCACTATAGACCCGATACAGGTCGATAAAATGCACTACGTGGCCGCGATAGTGAAGCCTACTAAATTCATCGATAAGTGTGAACGGCAACCGTATGCAAGCATGATGCCCCCGCTTATCACAAAACAGTAACAGTGGCCTGACGACACGTTTTAGGGTGTGGTAAAAAACAATAATATCAATCAGATAACTTAACAATGCCAGAGAAATAGAAATTAAACAATACTCTACTATTTTAAAAGGGATGGTTATGAAAGTTAGTTTTTTGGCTTACTATGCGCAAGATGACAAAACGAAGGCGAAGAGGAAAGTCAATCTTGACAAGTTGTTTGAGGATCTAGTCATTTCTAAAGCTAGCCACTCATTTCAATGCGAAGATTACTACACCTACATGCATCGCATTGATATCAAGTCATTTTTATTCACAAAAACGAATGATTCTGATTTAATAAATAAAATTAATAAAACAAACAACTCAGTAAAAGATATCCGTGACAGCTTGGCTGACGATGAGTTACTAGGATTCCCATCATTTGTTTTTATTGATGAGGGGATAATTGGTTTTGCCTCTTCGTTTCTGGGGCCAAAAATCAGGGAATTACCTGACTTCGTAAAAGGTAAAAAATTGCTTTCAGAATCAGAAAGCCTAATCGTCGAGCCTTTAATGAAATGGGTGACAAAGGCCGATGCCCTCAACATGACATTCATCGGAAGAACAACGCTGAGAATAGAATCCGATAAAAGCATGATGAAAACGCTACTTCGCACCTTGGGTGTTAGTAGTGCATCGGATGAGCTATTGAATTCAATTGAAATAACACTAAAACCAAAAATGAGAAAGGATATCAAAGGGATATCTAAAGAAATAATAAGCAGTACCTATGACTCCATTGACCAAATAAACATAAAGGCAAGAGAAAATGCCGCTGATGTATTAACCGAATACTATCTAGATGGTAAGGGACACGTTGGGTGTAATTTACCTAAAAAATCTTCTAATGCAGAAATCGCAAATGAGATATACACTGCCTTTATCCGCATGAAACCTGTTATAATGGAAAGTTACAAAGAAATAAAAGAAGAGCTTTCTTAACTCAGATGAACATGACAAAAAGGAGGGGAAATGGACACTTTATACAAAATTTTTTCGGCTATTATTCTATTTGCCGCTCCTTACTTAATAACCATTTCTGCATACCACTGGATCGCGCCTGAGCTTTCTTTTTCTCTTCATAGAGAAGCACTTGGCGCAACAATGAGTTCATATTCAGGTACCCTGATTGCGGTTCTGATAGCTGCATTAACGTTTATGCTCGGAATAAAAAACAACAATTTTGCAAAAATGCAGAGGTATGGGTACATGCTATCTATTATAACTCTGTATGCGCTGATTTTTGTTGAATTAGGAATTCTATTTTTTATTGGTATCTTATTGATTTCAAACCTAGATATAGCTTTTTTTCCTTCGGTAGCATTGATTATTTCCACTACGTCATTTTTGCATTTATGCCTTTTAACAATTCAGTTGATTAATTTAGCAAGCAAAAAATAACCCTACCCCACCCAGCCCTCCCCGCGAGGGCTTTTTTGTGCCTGTAATTCCCCCGCCAGTGTGATCTGCGTCCAATCGTGACGATTTTTTGAAAATAAATTACCTGAAAAATCAATCTGATGTATTTTTTGCTCCTGTACGCATATCTTTAAATGGAAATATGCGCTTGACGCATTTGCGCAAAATGCATATTATTATCCCATCAACGGCACGGAGCCAAAGATAAAACGGACTTAGCTCTTTTACAATCGGGAACCTGATCTGAATAAGTGTCAGATCACCACTGAGTGGTTTTTGGGATTGGTGAATGCGCAGGCTGATGCGCTAGGCGTGAGTGTGACGGGGTTCCTAGGCCCGGTGTAACGAGCGTGACGGTAAGGCCGATCTGGTGAAGGCGCCATCAAAGTTGGTATAGGCGGGTTCGATTCTCGCTACCGAAGCCGGAGATCAACACCGGCCACCAATCACCAAAAATTACTCAGGAGGCAATATGGCAACAATTACTGTTATTCCAAAGAAAGACAACGCGAAGAACCGCCGGTTAGCAAAGCAAAATGCTTTCTGGGATAGAAAGCGTGAGGAGTATGCAGCGAAGCCTAAAAGCCGCTCAGTGGAAGATATTTTTTATTCAATCACCAAGCCTGAATGCCATTTCGAAACACTGGCTCAGGTGGTGATTGAAATGAAGAAGCTGCCAGAAGCACCACGCAAGCAGCTGAGAATGAACCGCAGGCCGATTATGCCGAACGGTGATATCACGGCCAGAGCATAACCTGATGGGTTGTGTGATAACCAAATCACAGCAAGGAGATAAGCATGACAACTACTCAACTATATGCACAAGAGTGCAAACAGTCTCAGCGCAAATATATGGCAATGGCAAAGGCTGACCGGTCATTCCCGGAGGCGAGAAAACTGGCGGTAGACATGGCGCTGCTAAATCGCAAACACGCCCGTGAATGGTCAGGATTGCCTGTGTGAGCGCAGATACTAATTATAGCCCATTCGGTGAGTGGGCTATGGTGAGTGACTAATAACGGTATTATAAAATGCTTTTAGCAAGTTCGGACAGGACGTGAGTAGCGGCCCCAGCGTTAGAGAAAAGAATATCTACGCATTTACCTACCACGTTTTCAGCTCCTTTTTCTTTCAATAATTGCATAAGAGTTTTCTTTTCTGAATCAGGCAGATTGATGGCGTTAATAATGGCCTCAATTTGCTCTATTGTATTCTTATGAATTTTTATTGTAACCGCGTTTACTTCACTGCCGACGGTATCAATGTTGGCGTAATCAAAACCTTTTGCAGTTAACGCCATAGAGTCCGTCATAAACACATAACTACCATCAATGCCAAAACGAATAGCATCGCGGTCAACTAAGCCCGCAGCAATTAAATATTTGGTATCGCTGGCCAACTGATCCCATCCAATAGTATCTCCGAGGAATTCCAACTTATCCCCACTTATAGCTGACATAGGTCTGTCCGGATTGTTAAGTGCGCGAATAATCATTTCGTGTCTCTCTTTCAGCGTTGCCATGTAATTTCCTTTTCTATTAGTGGGGAGTTCACATTATATACGATTTCTTTAGTGGGGACTAAAGGGCCTCAGCCGCCTGATGAGGTAAAGACAGTTCAGGCACTTCACTCCAGCGCCTTCACGAGGGCGTTAGGTTGAATAAAACAGTCAGTATTGGGATTGGTGAATGCGCAGGCTGATGCGCTCAGGAACAGATCAGAGGCAGTTGGTTCGATTCCAACTTTAATCCTTGGTGGTTTGAGCTTTGATATGGGCAGGGTTTCAGCACCTGCCACCAATCACCAATCACCAATCACCAATCACCAATACTGACTAACACCCCGCAGCGGGGATAACGGAGAGATAAAGTGAAAATCGAGATACCTGATTCTTACGACCCGGAGTGGCAGTGCGAACAGTTGCGAATTATTTCAGGTCAATTGGAAAATCTGGACAGAGAGATTGGGCAGATGGATATGCCTTTTGGAAGCAAGATATCGGTGAGAAATTTTCTCGACATGATATCTGAACGAATCGAAGCCTTGAGAGATTACTCAGGACATTAACAGACATCACGTAGCACAGGGAAGTGCATAGGAGGAAGTATGACAGATAAAACAGGTGGCTCGGCGTTTCCAGTTCCAGCAACAGAATTGCACGGCACTGATACTGGCATGACATTGCGGGATTATTTTGCAGCAAAGGCTATGCAGGGGTTCTTTTCATCTGGAACAAAAGCAAACATGGGAACAAGATACAAAGAAGACATGGAATATCTGGCCGTTGCTTTCTACTCGATGGCTGACGCAATGCTAAAGGTGCGAGGTGAATAACATGGAATTTAAAGGTACACCGGGGCCGTGGAAATACACTGTAAGAAACGCCAATGAAATAATGACAACTTTTCACGGTGTGACAATTGGCAATATTTATTTAGATATAACAACAGACAATCAGAAAGCAGATTCATATCTAATTGCTGCTGCGCCAGAGTTACTGGATGCGTTAATCGAGCTTCGCAAGCTGGTTGCCTATCACGACCAAGCGGACGCAGCAATCAACAAAGCACTTGGCCGCGAATAGCCGCCCTGCTCTCTTTCACACAGAAGTAACCCACCCTATCCCACCTCGGGATATCAGCAGGTAAACAACATGAAAACTAAACCTTGTCGCGCAATGCTCGATGGCTGCGCGGTGCGTATTGTCACGCCTCAAGCCAAGCGGAATAAGCACGTTCCTCGCTGGGTTGAGTATTTAGCACTCGTAATTGTCGCCGCCGTAGCTGTTATCCCTACGGCGATGTAAGGGGGATTTATGCAGAGACTGGAAATATCCGGAGGGCAAGCATCATCACGGACGGTGCTTGGCCGGAAAGTAACAACGCATGAGGGGTTCGACCACATTACCGGAAGCCTGAGTCAGCTTCTCGGTTCGTCAGCATGGAGCATGAACGAACTGGTCGAATTTATGATTAACAACGAATACATGGACGATTTCACGGACGAGTTAATCAAGGCCGGGCACGGAAGCTCTTTCTTCGCACGGATAGCGGAGAAGATGCGCAAGGAGGCAGCATGAACGCATACGCAGCACAGGATGCTCAGGAAGAGCGGCGGCTGGAGCATGCAGCATGGCAGGATGCCGTAAACGATGCTTTGTGTATGGATGCTGACGAGTTCATGGATGGACTCCCTGAGCATATCTTATCGCCGGAAATGGAAAAGATAATGGATCCTATCTTCATCAAAAACGGCAAATCACTGGATGCATTAATCGAAGGGATTCGGAATGCGTACCTCATCTGGAGAAGTGAGCAATGAGTACCGCAATACAAAAAGTGTACGAAACAATAAACCCGCTCAAAACGGACTTTGAGCAGGTTTGCAGTGAGCCGAGCATAGCATTCAAAAGGGAATCTGAGTTCGCTATGCAAATATTTGCCAATAACGATTACCTGGCAACCACAGCAATAAACAATCTGGTGTCAGTTCGCAGTGCAATAATGAATATTGCCGCCATCGGCATCAGCCTGAATCCGGCACAAAAACTGGCTTATCTTGTTCCGAGAGACAGAAAGGTTTGTCTCGATATCAGCTACATGGGGTTGATGCACATTGCGCAGCAATCAGGCGCAATAAAGTGGTGCCAGTCCAGCATTGTCCGAAAAAACGATAACTTCCAGCTCACATCCATCGATACCGCCCCACGGCATGAATACAACGCTTTCGCACCAGCAGAAGAGCGCGGCGATATTGTCGGGGCGTATGTCGTAGTGAAAACAGATGACGGCGATTACCTTACGCACACAATGCCGATTGCTGATATCTACGCAATCCGCGACCGCTCATCAGCCTGGAAGGCGTGGAAATCAAAACAAAAATCCTGTCCGTGGGTAACTGATGAAGAACAGATGATCCTGAAAACAGTAGTGAAGCAGGCCGCTAAATACTGGCCTCGCCGTGAGCGACTTGATCAGGCCATCGATTATGTGAACACAGAATCCGGCGAAGGTATCGATTTTAAAGGCGAGCAATCACAGGAGCGTGACGTTACACCTGCAGGAGAAAACCAGCTGCAGGATATCGCTGATCTGATGATTAAAGTTGATGGTGAATGGAGCGATACATTCCTTGCGTTCATCAGCAAAAAATTCAACCGCCCTATCGCCCACCCGGAACAGCTCACTGTATTTGAGGCTAACACCATCATCGATATGCTCAGGAAAAAGGCAGGCGAATAATGATCAGTAACGACATCATTCTCAGCAAAACCGGCATCGATTTATCAAAAATATCGCAGGGAAGCGAAGAATGGATGTCGCTGCGTCTCGGGGTGATTACCGCCTCAGAGGTATGGAAAGTGCTAACAAAACCACGTTCAGGGACGACATGGAGCGATACCAAAAAGACGTATTTCAATACGCTTATCGGGGAAGTCTGCACCGGCGTAAGTAAGGATGTTAGCGCCAGAACGCTGGAATGGGGAAAAGATTACGAACTCGAAGCACGGATGACATTTGAGTTTTACAGCGGCCTGACGGTCACGGAAGACCCGATAATTTTCAGGGATGAATCACTGCGGACAGCATGCTCTCCAGACGGCATTTGCAGTGACGGCGCTGGCCTTGAGCTTAAATGCCCCAAGACAACGGAAGTCTTTATCGATCTGGCTTTAAACGGAATTAAGGCCATGAAAAGGGAATACGCCGCTCAGGTTCAGTATTCAATGTGGATCACCGGAAAGGATGTCTGGCACTTCGCAAACTACGACCCACGCATGCCGGGAGGAAAGGAAATTGTCCACATACCGGTAGAGCGCGACGAAAAAATGATGCAGGAATTCGACCAGCAGATACCGGAGTTTATTGAGGCAATGGATGCCGCTTTAAACACACTCGGCATTGAGTACGGTAATCAGTGGAAAGGATTTCAGCTTTAATAACCCCACCGTTTCAGGATGAAGCGTAATGCAGGGATGCTGAGATAAGGAGTGATGATGTCTGACAAAAAGTACAAATGTCACGATTGTGGGAAAGAAACCAAAATCCTCCCAACGACGGATATGTATGGCAATGACTGTTTTTTTATTTCATGCAGCCACTGCTTTTATGAGGCTGGTTCATTTCGTGATGTGAGTGAGGCCGAAGAGTTTATCAGGGATAAATTGGCAGGGATGCTGATAACAGAGGAATGAATATGAAAGACAGAATCAAATTCAGCGACGAAATGTTAGCCGCTGTTATTGACGGCAGGAAGACGCAGACGCGGCGAATAATGAAGCCTCAGCCGGTATTAAACGGAAACTTCTATGAGGTCTTTGGCGCGGGTTGGAGTAAAGGTATCAAGCGCGTTACTGTCGCACCAGGGCACAGTTTAGAGCGAAACTTTCCGTATGGTCTGGTTGATAAAAAAATCCCGTTCGCAGACAAGGACGGCAATATCAAAGGTGAAATTGAGATTGTCGATGTCTGGTTGCAGCGGGTGCAGGAGATATCGCAGGAAGATGCAATAGCGGAAGGCGCACCACCCAATCACTCATCAATTGATGCTGTGTCGCGTTATTTTGGTTTCCCTGATTTTCCCCGTTCATGGTTCGGGCAAGCCTGGTGGCATATCTACGGCGAAAAAGCCTGGAAAGATAACCCGTGGGTATGGGTTATCGAATTTAAGCAGATTCAGGAGGGGTAATGGATAATATGTGCGCAGCATTTTGCGCGTGGTTTAAAGTTTATCACGGGTATAAACCGTCAGTAGCTTCAGAAGATAGCCACCTTGTCGGTTCTCGCAGAATAGCGTTTGAGGCTGGGTATAAAGCCGCTCTTAATGCCGTAAATATTAAACTGCCAGCAAAAGAAGAAAAACCGTCAGATGATAATAATTATGCGCATGGATATAACCGCGCAATAACCGAGTGCTCAGATGCAATTAAGCATCAGGGGTTTACTGTCGAATTAACTCTGAAATAACAACCATGACAATCGGATTTGTATTACTACTGGTGATGCACGGCTCTGCTGTGCCTGTTACCGATGATATTTATACGCTCGAAGAATGTGAGAGCCGCGCAGTGCAGATGACGACTGTGCGGAATGTTGAATTAGTGTGTGCGGAGGTGGTGAGGTGAATAGAGATGAAGCATTTAAAGCGTTATTAGACGGTAAAAAAGTAACTCACAAATATTTTACTAAAAGTGAATATCTGCACATGGTTCGCGGGGTTATAACTGGAGAGGATGGCGTTAATCTTCATTCTCATTTTTTCAACACTGATTTCATGTCAGATGGATTCAGAATTTACATCGGTGATGACAATGAACAAATATCGTGACAAATCAGACTTTGAGATTAATAAGGCTGTGGCTATTTCGCTCGGTGCGTATGAAGTAGCAACTGATATATTCATCGATAAGAATAGACGGTATGAGTTTGATAAACCGAAAAGCTCATTCTTTTTCGACCCCTGCAACAACCCAGCGGACGCAATGCCGATTGTTATTGAGAATGGTATCAGTCTTATTTCAGACTGGAACGAGATTGGCGTGTGGGGTGCGACCTATCAGCCATGGTGGACATCAGAAAATAAAAACCCACTACGCGCCGCTATGGAAGTATTCCTGATGATGAAGGATGCGGAGAATGAAAGCTGATTACGGCGGGAGCACAACACCAAAGGAATTGCGTGATTTGTGGCAAACTCCCCTCCCGTTATTCTCAGCACTGGACGCTGAATTTGGTTTTTACCTTGATGCCGCCGCCGATAAAAATAATACCCTCTGCTCTCATTACCTCACAGAAAAAGACAACGCATTAGACTCCTACTGGCAAAGCTACGGCTCAATATGGTGCAACCCGCCTTACAGTAATATCTTGCCGTGGGTAAGCAAAGCCGCAGAACAATGCAAGGTGCAATTGCAACCGGTCGTGATGCTGGTTCCGGCAGATACTTCAGTGGGTTGGTTTAAATCGGCACTGGATACCGTTGATGAAGTCAGATTTATTGCCGGTGGCCGGATATCGTTTATTAACGCCGGCACAAACAAACCGGTGAACGGAAACAATAAAGGCTCCATGCTTTTAATATGGCGTCCGTTCACCCAGCCACGCCGGATAATCACCACAGTTAACCGTGATGACCTGATGGATATCGGCAACCGGTTACTGGAAGCACAAATCTGAGGTGACCAATGACACCACAGGAAGCAGAGAACGGACGCAGACGAATAGCAAGGGAATGCCTGAAGGAATTAATGCAGTACACATCAGACGAACAACACACCGCGATACTCGACAAATACACACCGAAATTTAAACCACTTAATCACCTGCGCTTTCCGGCAAAGAGAGTGCTCGGGTATTACGTGCGTACGTTACAGAAGGAGATGAAGGATGGATCTTAATGATGAGGTTCTGACTACAAAAGAAGCGTCTCAGTTATTGAAATGCTCTGAACGTGAAGTGCGCCGGTTAATCAGAACTGGCGAACTCACTGCCAGCCAGAGAAAGACCAGAGGCGAAAACGGAAGAGTTATTTACGGCCGGTATCGCATGCTGAAGTCGGATTGTCTTGCTTATGCGATCAGCATTCATGAAAATAACCTGGTGAATACTGATTGTCGTGACAAATCGAAGGAGAGATTAAAATCATGTCAATCAAACTACGGTACGGCGTGTGGCACTGTGATTTCGTTTCGTCAGGCGGAACGAGAGTTAGAAAAAGCCTTGGCACGTCAGACCGCGAATTAGCAGAAGAATTGCACGATAAATTAAAGGCGGACTACTGGAAAATAGACCGCCTTGGAGAGGAGCCGGAGTATCGCTTTGAGGAAGCGTGCTTACGGTGGCTAAAAGAGAAGCAGAGTAAAAGAACGATTAACGCAGACAAAGGCCGGATCAGATTTTGGCTGCAATATTTCAAGGGACGGCCAATAAGTACGATAACCAATAATGAATGCCAGAATATCATATCACGGATGAAGAAACAGAAGCCCGGCGGCGGTTATCCGTCACAGGCATCGAAGTATGCGTATCTGGCGTTTATCAGGGCAATGCTGAGAATGGCGGCTAATGAATGGGGATGGCTGAAACATGCCCCGTATATAAAAGCCACTCCGCCGCGGCAACCGCGTATAAAATGGATGACGCATGAGCAGGTTAACGCACTTATCAATCATGCGGCCGACTACCTGAAGCCGGTAATTACATTCGCTGTAGCCACCGGGCTGAGGAAGTCAAATATCATGGGGCTGGAATGGTCACAGGTTGACCTGGTAAGAAAGGTTGCATGGATAAATCCGGATCAGTCCAAAAACTTCCGCGCCATAGGTGTTTCTCTGAACGACACCGCCTGCCAGGTAATACGCGAGCAAATTGGCCGGCATGAGCAGTTCGTTTTCGTCAGGGAAAGAAAGCTGCACGGCACTACAGAGTTAGTTCCTATGCGTGCCGATGCAAACAAGGCTTTCAAAAGTGCAATGCGCAGAGCAGGAATTGAGGGATTCCGGTTCCACGACTTACGGCACACCTGGGCGAGTTGGTTAATTCAGGCCGGTGTTCCATTGTCAGCGCTTCAGGAAATGGGCGGATGGGAAAGCATAGAAATGGTACGAAGATATGCTCACTTGTCACCCGCTCACTTGCAGGAGCACGCGAAAAATATCGATGACATTTTTAACGCTCATGGCACGAATATGGCACGCAAAAATGTAGTATGATTTATTTATCGCGTAACTTATTGATTTACTGGTGCCGGATACCGGATTCGAACTGGTGACATTTTCATTACGAATGAACTGCTCTGCCAACTGAGCTAATCCGGCACGGCATTATTACACTCCTGCCCGGCAGGGTTTTCAAGCTGAAAACCGGAAATCTCTGCCGCTTTGCCTGATTTTTCTTCTTTATTCATACCTTCCTTGCGTGATCTGAAGCACAAATTCGTTATTTTCCGTTTTCAGCGGGCGGTTGCTGATTCTTCATGAAATCGTGTCTGTCTCTGTAAATCACTCCGGATACCATCAAAGATGAATAACCTGACAACAAGAACTTGATTCTAATTATTAACTGATATTAATATGTATTATGGATTTAAATGCCAGATAAATAGAATATAATAGCGTTAAATTTCAATAACAAGACCCGGGGAAATATGTATATCACACACATCCTGTTACTATTCACCCGCTGATAATGTAAACATTTAAGTACAGCGTTTTGCTTTACTAACATGACTGTAAATGCGAAACCGTGAATATGATCACTAAACAACCACATACCGGAATGCATAACAATTCACTGCTTTAATTAAATATCTTTGTTATTCCCTGCTGTCGCTTACTTTTCATTCATGTAACGTAACATTATCAATGTGATCTTTATCATCAAATTTATCCTGACTGTGTCACATTTTTATTTTTATCCCAGGTTTCAGTTGAAGGATTCAATAAATCATAACGTTTTTCCGTACGATCAATAAAAACAAAGATGATTATAACAATTGTTACTTATAAGATATTTTAACTTAAATTACCGTACCAGTGCATCTGATGCATAGTTTTTGTTAAAAAAGAACAAGACTTCTCATCCGTTTTTTTATTCTTCCTGTAAAGATAGATTTAAATTTGTACGTTTAACCCTTATTTACTTTTTCTTAACCTATATAAAATCCCACAGAATAAAATGGCTTTTCATTGCAGCATAACTGCCCGACAGCATTGAATTATTCATATTACTCCCGGATTTTAACGATGAGGTAAATGTATATTTAACATAAATACACAACAAGACATTAACAAATACAATTCATTGAATATAATGAATTATTTCAGTTTAAGTGATACAGATCACCCGGTTTACACCTGTGATTAATACGGATTTTGTTTATTTCAGCCCCCCCCATTCCCTTTTCATTTTTTTTCACGCATGATGATTTCACGCCAAACGAGAAGGATGGCAGAGAAAGAAATAACAGAAATAAAAAAACTGAATTTGAATTAAGACAAGAACACTACCGGATTTACAAATGCTATATCATTCACAAGGCATGATACTTATAAACAGATAAATGCCTGTGTAAATTATCGAGTTATTATTATAAATAATTGGAGATTTTACCATGATGTATCCAGCAGAACCGTATCGTATTAAAAGTGTTGAAACCGTATCCATGATCCCTCGCGAAGAGCGTATCAAAAGAATGAAAGAGGCCGGGTACAACACTTTCTTGTTGAATTCCAAAGACGTTTATGTCGATTTACTGACCGATAGCGGCACCAACGCCATGTCCGATAAACAATGGGCCGGCATGATGATGGGTGACGAAGCATACGCGGGCAGCGAAAACTTCTTCCATCTGGAAAGAACTGTTCAGGAATTATTCGGCTTTAAACACATCGTTCCTACTCACCAGGGCCGCGGTGCAGAGAACTTACTCTCTTCATTAGCTATCAAACCGGGTCAGTATGTTGCAGGTAACATGTACTTCACCACCACCCGTTATCACCAGGAAAAAAATGGTGCGACATTCATCGATATCGTCCGCGATGAAGCTCACGATGCGGGCCTGGATGTGAAATTCAAAGGCAACATCGACATTAAAAAACTGGAAAAACTGATTGCTGAGAAAGGCGCGGAAAATATCGCTTATATCTGTCTGGCGGTAACCGTAAACCTGGCAGGTGGTCAGCCGGTCTCTATGGCAAACATGCGTGAAGTCCGCCAGTTATGTGATAAGCACGGCATCAAAGTGTTCTACGATGCGACCCGCTGTGTGGAAAACGCCTACTTCATCAAAGAGCAGGAAGAAGGCTTCGAAGATGTCTCCATTAAAGACATCGTTCACGAAATGTTCAGCTACGCTGACGGTTGTACCATGAGTGGTAAAAAAGACTGTCTGGTGAACATCGGTGGTTTCCTGTGTATGAACGACGACGACATGTTCTCTGCTGCACGTGAACTGGTTGTGGTTTATGAAGGGATGCCTTCTTACGGTGGTCTGGCCGGTCGTGATATGGAAGCGATGGCTATTGGTTTACGCGAAGCGATGCAGTTCGAATACATCGAGCACCGCGTCAAGCAGGTTCGTTACCTGGGCGAAAAACTGAAAGCTGCCGGTGTACCGATTGTTGAGCCGGTCGGCGGCCACGCAGTATTCCTCGATGCACGCCGTTTCTGCCCGCATCTGACCCAGGATGAGTTCCCGGCACAGAGCCTGGCAGCCAGCATCTACATGGAAACCGGTGTACGTTCTATGGAGCGCGGTATTATCTCCGCAGGCCGTAACAAAGAAACCGGTGACCATCACCGTCCGAAGCTGGAAACCGTTCGTCTGACTATTCCTCGTCGTGTATACACCTATGCACACATGGATCTGGTTGCTGACGGTATTATCAAACTGTTCAAACACAAAGAAGACATTAAAGGGCTGAAGTTCGTATACGAGCCGAAGCAGTTACGTTTCTTCACTGCACGCTTTGATTACGTGTAATTATCTGATGACAGAGGCCTCATTATTTTAATGGGGCCTTTTTGTCTCTGCATCCCTATAACAATAAAGAACAAATAAAATCGATAAATATGAATGCTGTTGGTGATATTTATCATTAATAGGAAACTTTTATTATGAGTATTCATAGTGCCGATACAAATAAATCACCCGGACTGACCAGCGGAACCATGCTTGTTATAGCAACAGTCGTTGGCGGCGGTATGTTTTCTTTGCCGATTGCGATGGCCGGTGTCTGGTTTTCCGGTGCCACCGTTATTTTGATTTTAGTTGCAATTATGATGTTACTGACCGGTCTGATGTTAGTTGAAGTTAACCTGCATTTTGAACCGGGCGCCAGCTTTAATACCTTCACCACCGAGTTACTGGGCAAAAAATGGAATATTGTCGTGGGTATTGCCTTCGGGTTTGTACTCTATATTCTGACGTATGCCTATATCTCCGGGTCATCCGCTGTTCTGACTCAGACGATATTAAAATATACCGGTGTCGCCCTGCCGATAAAAGCCGCGGTCGTGATTGTCGCCTGTCTGGTGGCTGCGATTGTCTGGTACAGCTCATTATGGGTCGGACGTATTACCACCATTTTAATTTTCGGTAAGTTTATCGCGTTCTTTGCCACCTTCTCCGGACTGGTTGCACACGTGGAAATTGCCAATCTGCTGGATTCCGCATCAGTGGCAATACCCGGAACGAAATATCTGCCTTATGTTCTGATGACACTGCCGTTCTGTATTATTTCGTTTGGTTTCCACGGTAACGTGCCGAGCCTGGTGAAGTTGTACGGCAAAACCAAATTCCGCTTTATTACCCGTTCAATTATTATCGGGACAATATTTGCGGTACTGCTGTATATCTTCTGGCTGGGTGTCACGATGGGCAATATCAGCCGCGCCAACTTCTCTCCGATTATTGCCAAAGGCGGGAACATTGATGTGTTCGTTGAGGCTATCGGCGGAGTGATGTCAGGGAAAACCATGGATCTTATCCTGACATTCTTCGGTAACTTTGCGGTGGCCAGTTCCCTGCTGGCAGCAACACTCGGCCTGTTTGACTATATTGCCGACCTGCTGAACTTTAAAAATGACAGCGCCGGTCGTTTCAAAACAGCAGTAGTGACGTATCTGCCACCAGCGGTGGTGTGTTTCTTCTTCCCGAACGGATTCGTTTATGCCATCGGTTATGCCGGTCTGGCCTTTACTATCTGGAGTGTGATTTTACCGCCGTTCCTGGTAAAAGCCTCCCGCAAACGCTACAGCGACAGCGATACCATTTACCGTTCGCCGTGTAACAGCGCGGTACTGAATCTGGTGATTGTCTGCGGTGCGATTGTGTATCTGACGGTCATTCTGGATGTGTTCGGCTGGCTGCCGGCATTTAAATAA